CAGTTTCAACTACAGCCGGTGCTTTTGCTGGAGAGTTTGTTTGGGGTCCAGTCAATAAGCGATATCTAGTTCCAGACGAAGTTACATTAAATAATAAATTTGGTTCTCCAGATTCCAATACTTACGTTTCATTTTTAACAGCTGCTTCATTCTTAGCATATGGTAATACATTATGGAATGTTAGAACAGCTAATAACACATCATATAATGCTGATGCAAATACATCAGGTACAAATATTCAAATTGCAAACGAAGACGTATTTCAAGCTTTAGGTTACATTTTTGGAACAGCTGGTAATGCATATGGTGCATTTATGGCTCGTTATCCAGGTGCTTATGGTAATTCATTAACTGTTACTATTGCTGATGCAGGTAACTGGAGTTATGTAAATACTGCATTCCAAGGTCTTGTAAACGGTGCTCCTGGCACTTCTGTTCAAGCTGCAGCTGCTGGTTCTGCTAACGATGAAGTTCATATTCTTGTTACAGATACAGGTGGTCTATTCTCAGGTACAAAAGGTACCGTATTAGAAGTATGGCCATATCTATCAAAAGGTTCTGATGCTATAGACCCTAATGGTAACTCTGCTTATTGGAAACAATCACTATTCAATAACTCACAATATATTTACGGTGTTGATGCTCCTCAATATGCAATTACTAGTTCAACATGGGGTAAAACATTAGCTTCTAATACAAGTTTTGCAGTATTATCAACAAATACAACATTTGCTTTATCTGGCGGTACATACGCTGCAGCAAATGACGCTGATAAAATTAATGGTTACGGTTTATTTGCAAGCGCTGATGATGTAGATATTTCATTAGTTATTACTGGCGGTCACGATGCAACTGTTCAACAATATGCTATCGAAAATATTGCTGGTACTCGTTTAGATTGCGTAGCATTTGTTTCACCACCATTATCTGCTGTTCTTAATACTCCAGGTAACGAAGTAACTAATATCACTTCATGGTACAATTCATTATCAATTCCTGCTCAATACGGTTCATATGCAGTTGCTGATTCTGGTTGGAAATATATGTTTGACAAATACAACAACACATATCGCTGGGTTCCATTAAATGGTGACATCGCTGGTCTCTGTGTATATACAGATACAGTTCGTGATCCATGGTGGTCTCCTGCTGGTTTAAATCGTGGTGGTTTAAAGAACGTAGTTAGACTTGCTTGGAACCCAAATAAAACATATCGTGATGCTCTTTACTCAATTAGCATTAATCCAGTAGTTTCATTACCTGGTAACGGTACTGTGTTATATGGTGATAAAACTTTAACTTCTAAGCCTTCTGCATTTGATAGAATTAATGTTCGTAGATTGTTTATTACGCTTGAGAAAGCAATTGCTAAAGCTTCACAATACTCTCTATTTGAATTCAATGATGAATTTACAAGAGCTCAATTTGTTGCTTTAGTAACTCCATACTTGCGTGATGTTCAAGGTCGCCGTGGTATTACTGACTTTAGAGTTGTTTGTGATACTACAAATAACACACCACAAGTTATTGATTCTAACCAGTTTGTTGGTGACATTTATATCAAACCTGCTCGTTCAATTAACTTTATCCAATTGAACTTTGTAGCAGTAAGAACTGGCGTAGACTTCACAGAAGTTGTAGGTACGTTCTAATAAATAACACAACAGATATAGGAGAAAAAAATGGCATTTAACGTAGCAGAATTTAGATCCAATTTAATTGGAGACGGTGCCCGTCCTAATCTATTTTCAGTATCTATGGCTTTTCCATTCATAGCTGCAAACTCTGGAGCTGCATCATCTAAATTGACTTTCTTGGCAAAAACAGCACAATTGCCTGGATCAACAATAGGTACAGTTCCTTTGTTTTACTTTGGTCGTGAATTAAAGTTTGCTGGAAATAGAACATTTACGGATTGGACATTACAAATCATTAATGACGAAAATTTTACTATTCGTAACTCATTAGAAAGTTGGATGAACAGTATTAATAGCAACGCTGGCAATCTTCGTAACGCAGCTGCTTTTAATCCTTCTGGTTATACAACAGATGCAATAGTTACACAATATGGTAAAACTGGCGATAACATTAAAGATTACTTGTTCGTTGGAATGTTTCCTGTTGATATTGCTCCAATTGATTTAGATTGGGGTTCAAATGATACAATTGAAGAATATTCAGTTACATTTGCTTATCAATATTGGGAATCCAATACAACTAGTTAATGATATATATTACATGGGGAGAACATTTGTTCTCCTCATTATGTTTTTTTGAATTGAGGAAGATACTATGAAAATAACTTACATCCACCATAGCCTATATACAATGGCGGGTTTTAACAAACCTTTCAACCGTATCCCTTTTGTTAATGAAAATTGTGAGGTTCTATAATGGCAAATAATAATAAATTCAGCTTGTTTGGTTTTACCATCTCTCGCCAACAAAGCGAAGATGAACAAAAAGATCAGCAATCTTTTACACCGCCTACAAATGATGACGGTGCCTTAACAATAACTTCAGCTGCATACTACGGTACATATGTTGACCTAGACGGTACTGCAAAAAATGAAGTAGAGTTAATCTCTCGATATCGTGAAATGGCAATGCAACCAGAAATTGAATCAGCCATTGATGATGTTATCAACGAAGCTATCACACAAGATGATGATGGCAAAAATATTAAAATTGTTTTAGATGCTTTAAATCAACCAGATAAAATTAAAGATGCTATCAAAGCAGAGTTTAATACAATCATTAGATTATTAAACTATAATAACATGGCACAAGATATCTTCCGTAGATATTATATTGATGGTAAAATTTATTACCACATGATTATCGATAGAGAAAATCCTGTTGCTGGTATTAAAGAATTACGATACATTGACCCAAGAAAACTCCGTAAAGTAAGAGAAATCAAAAAGAAAAAAGATGAACGCACAGGCGTTGATGTAATGAACGTGGTCAATGAATATTACATCTTTAATGATAAAGTAACATCTGGCTCTTCCTCTAATTTTGGACCTGTTGGAGTGCGAATAACAACTGATTCTATTATATCAGTCGTTTCTGGTCTAATGGATTCACGCCGTGCTGTGGTATTATCATATCTACACAAAGCAATTAAACCACTCAATCAATTGCGAATGATTGAAGATGCAACAGTTATCTATCGTATCTCAAGAGCACCTGAAAGACGTATATTCTACATTGACGTTGGTAATTTACCAAAATTAAAAGCAGAACAATATCTCCGTGATATTATGGTCAAATACAAAAACAAACTTGTATATGATGCTAATACTGGTGAAGTTCGTGATGACCGTAAATTCTTATCAATGATGGAAGACTTTTGGTTACCTCGTAGAGAAGGTGGCAAAGGCACAGAAATCGCAACATTACCGGGCGGTCAAAATCTTGGCGAATTAGAAGATGTCAAATACTTTGAAAAGAAACTTTATAAAGCTCTTAATGTTCCAGTATCAAGATTAGACCCAAATCAATCTGGTTTCTCTTTAGGTAGAACATCAGAAGTAACTCGTGACGAATTAAAGTTTGCTAAATTTGTTGATAGATTGAGAAACAAATTCTCTGATTTATTTGACCAAGCTTTAAGAGTTCAATGTGTTCTTAAAGGTATTTGCACAGATGACGAATGGAAAGAATTCAAAGAACATATTTTTTATGACTTTATTAAAGACAATAACTTCTCTGAATTAAAAGATGCTGAATTAGTAAGAGAAAGATTATCATTACTTTCTAATGTTGATCCATATACAGGTAGATATTTCTCACAAGCATGGATTCAAAGAAATGTATTACGCATGACTGATGATGAAATTGTAGAAATGCAAAAAGAAATGGATGAAGAAAAAGAAGCAGGTCTTGGATTACCAGTTGGTGTCACAAGTAATGTAGCACAACAAGCGATGATGAACCAATTACCTGATGCTGGTGAAGCTGATGATGATTCAGAAATTGAAGAGCATTCATCTACATTACATAGACTGAAAAAAATATTATAAATATTATAACCTATAACTTGGAGATATAAAATGGCAGATACAAGAAACATAATTGATTACGCAATGGATGACAATGGTGTAGAATTTAGAAATGCACTATACGCTTCGATTCATGACAAAGTAAATGCACACATTGAAGCTAAAAAACAAGAAGTTGCACAAAATTTAATTGCACAACCAGATGATGTTGATGCAGAAGTAGAACAAGAATTTAACAATACGCCAGAGGATAATTCTGTTGAAAACTCTTAAAGATTTCTTATCTTCACAACCACAACCAGAACAGGTTGAAGAAGTTGTGTTGCCTGAGGAATTAGAAGTTACAGATGAGCCTTTGTTTGAGGAAGATGGTAAATCACACAGCCAGAATCACCATCATCCAGCTGACCCACCAGCTGTTTTAATTATGCGTAGGAAATACATTAGACAGTTTCCAAATAATCAACGTGTAGCTATGTATTACGTTGATAAGATTAATAAATATGTAACGGTGCCTTATACTGCTATGCAATGGACATCTGAAACTGCTGAAGAAGAGACCGAATATGCTGGCAATTACATTGAAGAAGATGTAATTCATCATTTAAAAAGTATTGTTGATGGACATACTGCAAAACCATACAAGTTTGCAGATGGTAAAACAATGAAAATTGATGCTCAAACAGCTAATGTAGTATTAAAAGTTCATAATGCTTTAAACGCTGAAAATAAGAAAAAAGTTTCTGATATGGCACATAAAAGTAAACAACATTTTGGCAAGGTCGTTGATTTTGCTTTTAAACATTTAAAATAGGATAAAAAATGGCAAACAAATATACTTATCAAGTTTTGAGAGATACGACAACTGATGCTGTTATTAAATTAACAGGCATTTTTGATGGCTCAAGTCAAGAAGCAAACAACGCTCGTATTACTGCAAATTCTCTATCAAACGCTTTAGCAACAAACGGTTATTTGGTTGCTAATTCACAAGGCGGTGCATCTAATACTGCATTTGCTTATTATGATTTGCAACTTACTGGTTTAAAATATTATGTCAATATGCCAGTAACATCAACATCTGCAAACTCACAAGGCTCAGTTGAAATATTTTGGAATGGTTATGGTGCAACACCAGCTGCACAATATGCTAACTCTGCTACTATTTTCCATCTAAATGGTGATGGAGAATTTGGTTTAGGTGAACAAATTCCAGCTATAACAAATAATGCTAATAATGTATTATACATGCCTAATATCACAACAGCTAATACAGCAAATGGTGACATTGGTGTTTATACACAAGGCGCTGCAGCTAATTGCTCTTATACATTAATTATTGCTGTTCGTAAGAATAATGCTGTGTACCAACGTGGTCAACTCAACGACCCAGCAGCATTCAACTATGGTCAATATTCATTGAAACCATAATGAAGGAGTTTATTGCTAATCTAATATCAAATAATGCATTAGATGCTAGAAAAGTATTAGATGAAAAAATTAAAAACTTGGTTAATGAAAAAATTAACCAAGTTAAACTTCGTATTGCAGCGGAGATGTATGAAGATGTAGATGTAGATGTAGATTTTATTGAAGAACCTTTAGATGAGGCTATAAGAAATGTAACAAAGATGGGCCGAACAAAGATTATTCGTGTTCGTGTTCGTAAAGGTAAGGTTCAACGCCGAAAGAAATTATCGGCAGTTAAGGGTTACACACTTCGTGGCGGTAGATTAGTTAGAATGTCCGCTATAGAAAGAAGACATCGAAAGATGGGTGCAAGGCGAGCTAAATTTAAACGCCGTGCAAAATTGTCACAATCATTAAGAAAAAGAAGAATGTCGTTAAGAAAACGCCACTCTTTAGGTTTATAAAGGAGAAATCAGGTGAAACTGATTAAAGAAATTACAGAAACGGTAAATTATTTAACCGAAGATAAAAACGGTAAAAAAGAACTTTTTATTGAAGGTCCTTTCTTGGTTGCTGAGAAAAAGAATCGCAACGGCCGTTTATACGAATATAACACGATGAAAAAAGAAGTTCATCGTTACACAGAAGAATACATTAACAAACATCGTGCTTTTGGTGAATTAGGTCATCCTGATACACCTACAATTAATTTAGACCGTGTTTCACATATGATTACAAGTTTAAGTGAAGATGGTACACAATGGATTGGTAAAGCAAAAATTTTAGATACACCTATGGGCAATATTGCACGAAGTCTAATTGAAGGCGGAGCTCAACTAGGTGTTTCTTCACGAGGCATGGGTTCATTGAAGAACGTAAACGGAGTTAATGTTGTTCAACCCGATTTTTATCTAGCCACAGCGGCAGATATTGTAGCAGACCCTTCCGCACCTGGTGCATTTGTGCAAGGTATCATGGAAGGCAAAGAATGGATGTTAGTCAATGGCGTATGGACTGAGCAAGATTATGATGCAGCGAAATCTCAAATTCGTCAAGCATCACAACAAGAAATCGAAGCAGTAAGTCTACGCATATTTGAAAACTTCATGAAAAAACTTTAATTATAAATACCAATATATAAATCAAGGAGATTTTTAAAATGGCAAAATACAATCTATCAGAAGCCGCTAAAGAAATTTTGGTAAGCGAAGGATCAAAAGAAACATTTGATTCTAACATCAAATCCAAAATGTCACAACGTGGTTCAGATAAACACCCAGACGGTGAAGAAGGCATTGACCGCTTAGATTCAAAAACAGCATATGGCACTAACGATGCTGGCGAAATTGGTCAATCACCAGAAAGAGCATTAACAGACCCTTTACCTGATTATTTAAAAGGTACACCTAAAGCAACACCACCTGGTGCAACACCACCTGTTGGTTCAGAAAAAGATGGCGTAGGTATCACAATGCCTAAAGGTCAACCACAAGAAACACAAGGTCGCAAAGATATTGCTACACCAGTTAAATCTGATGCAACAACTTATGAAAATATTCGTGACCGTATTGCAGGTAAATTAGCACCACAAACAATGCAATCTAATCCAGGTGCTACATTTCAAAGCTATTCTGAAGACATTGACGCTCTTATGCAAGGCGAAAATCTTTCAGAAGAATTTAAAGCTAAAGCAACAACAATTTTTGAAGCAGCAGTTCTTTCTCGTGTAGAAACAATTGCTCAAGAAGTTGAAGCTAATTTAACAGAACAATTTGAAGTTGCTGTTGAAGAAATTAAAGAAGATTTAGCTCAAAAAGTTGATGACTATCTTAACTATATGGTTGAAGAATGGATCAAAGAAAATGAAATCGCAATTGAAAAAGGCTTACGTGCTGAAATCGTTGAAGATTTTATTACAGAATTAAGAGATGTATTTGTTAAACACTATATTGATATTCCTACAGACAAGGTTGATGTGGTTGAAGAGTTAGCTGCTAAACTTGAAGAAGCAGAAGACGCTCTCAATGAAGAAATCAAACGTGGTGTCGAATTAACAAAAGAACTTAATGAGCAAAAAAAGGTTGAGGCTATCTACACAGCGTGTGAAGGCCTAACACAAACACAGGTAGAAAAATTAAAATCACTTGCAGAAGGTGTGGAATTTACTACCGATGAAGAATTTGCAGATAAACTTGATGTTTTGAAAGATTCATATTTCAAATCTGATATCAAAGTAGCTGACAGTTCTGCTTTGGATGAAGAAGTAATCATTGAAGAAGAAAAGAAAACTGGTAAAACAGAACACTATGACGCTTCAATTGAACAATATGCTAAAACAATTTCACAAACATTGGTAAAATAATTACCAAGATTTAACAGGGAGATTTAAATGTATTTAACAGAAGAATTACAAAAAAAATGGCAGCCAGTTCTAGAACATCCAGAACTTGAAGCTATTAAAGACCCATACAAGAAAGCTGTTACAGCACTTGTATTGGAAAATCAACAACAAGCTATGAAGCAAGACCGCATGGCGTTAAACGAAGTATCTGATTCAGGCCCAACTAACGTAGCTGGTGGTGTTCAAAACTTTGACCCAATCTTGATTTCATTGGTACGCCGTTCATTACCAAACCTTATCGCTTATGATGTTGCTGGTGTTCAACCAATGACTGGCCCTACAGGTTTGATTTTTGCTATGCGTGCTCGTTACAATGCACAAGCAAATACAAATACAGAAGCATTCTACAATGAGGCAAATACAGTATTCTCTGGTAATACTTCTGCTTCAAATCCTTACGGTTTCCAAGGTACACTTGCAACTGATACTGCAAATACTTTCCAAAACGTAACAAGTGGTGCTACTACTTCTGGTATTGGTATGCCTACAGCATATACTGAACTTTTAGGTTCAGACTCTGGTGGTGCTTTCCAACAAATGGCATTCTCAATTGAGAAAGTTACTGTAACTGCTCAATCACGTGCTCTTAAAGCTGAATACTCTCTAGAATTAGCACAAGACTTAAAAGCAATTCATGGTCTTGACGCTGAAACAGAGTTATCAAACATTCTTTCTACAGAAATTCTTGCAGAAATTAACCGTGAAGTTATTCGTACCATCTACACAACTGCTGTAGCAGGTGCTCAATACGGTACTACAACTGCTGGTTACTTCGACCTTGATACTGACTCAAATGGTCGTTGGTCTGTTGAACGCTTTAAAGGTTTGATTTTCCAAATCGAAAGAGATGCTAACGTAATTGCAAAACAAACTCGTAGAGGTAAAGGTAATGTATTGATTGTTTCTTCTGACGTTGCTTCAGCAATGGCAATGGCAGGCGTTCTTTCATACACACCAGCTTTACAAGCTGACTTACAAGTAGATGATACAGGTAATACATTTGCTGGTATGTTACATGGCCGTATTAAAGTTTACATTGACCCATACTTTGGTGGTTACACAGCTAACCAAGAATTAGTAACTATCGGTTACAAAGGTTCTTCACCATATGATGCAGGTCTTTTCTACTGCCCATACGTTCCTCTCCAAATGGTTCGTGCTGTTGACCAATTTACATTCCAACCAAAAATTGGATTTAAAACACGTTACGGCATGGTAGCAAACCCATTTGCACAAGGTTTAACACAAGGCAATGGTCAATTAAATGCACGTTCAAATGTCTACTACAGATTATTTGGCGTGAAAAACTTAATGTAATTTTATTAAGTTAGTAGTAATCTCAAAGACCACCTTCGGGTGGTCTTTTTTTTGGCTGTATAAATAATAGTATGGTCGCTACTACAAGAACACCTCAGAACACAAATTACTTACAGTCTAGTAAGTTTCTACTCACGTTTAATAGAATTGGATCAATCCAATACTTTCTACAACAAGTAAATATACCTGGCGTCAATCTAGGACAAGCACCGTTTCAAACTCCTTTTCTAGATATCAATTCGCCTGGTAATAAAATGTCATACAATCCATTTTCCATTCGATTTAATATTGATGAGAATTTAGATTCATGGCAACAATTACATTTATGGTTCCGTTCTATAGCTTCACCTGCTGGATTTCAAGAAAGAAATACATTAACTGGTTTACAAAACAAATATAATTTTGGCACTAAACCAAATCTAACAGCATATTCTGATGCCACATTAACTGTGTTATCTTCATTGAATAATCCAATTCTTCGTATTCAATTTTATAATTGTTTTCCAATTACTCTATCAGACATCAACTTTGATACCACTCAATCAGCAGATAATATTCTTACAGCTGATTGTGTTTTTAACTTTGATTATTTTGATATTATTCCTGTAACAAACGCTTGACAAATATAGTGTGTTGTAGTACCATATTGTTTTAATATTGGATTTATATTATGGAAAATTTAGAACAAGTTTTAAAGTTATGGGAAAAAGATGCGGAGATTGACCAGACCGAACCTGGCAAAGAACTCATTCGTATTCCTACACTTCACAACAAATATCTTTCTATTTTAACCAAACACCGTATTGCATCTAAAAAAGCAAACTTTGATTACTTGCGTATGCGTAAATTAAAATGGGAATATTATACAGGCAAAACTTCACAAGAACAATTGGAAGAGTTTGGTTGGGAACCATTTAAATTCACTCTTAAATCCGATGTGTCTACATATTTGGAATCAGATAATGATTTGATTCGTTTGCTAGAGAAAAAAGTATATCACGATGAATGTGTTTCTGTTATTGAATCTATTATGAATGAATTGAAACAAAGAACATGGCAACTTCGTGATTATATTTCATGGGAAAAATTTGTTGGTGGCCAATAAATCTAATATTGCTAAAGGTAGAAATAGTTACGATGCTAATGTATCTAATAGCCTTGTTGCTTTTTTCAACAAGAATATCTCACCTTATCCAACAGAAATTGGTAGTCCAAAATTTGATTTAATACCAATTGAGAAACAAAAAGATGTAATGGTTAATGTTGCTCGTATGCATGCTCGTCAAGAGTATGATAGAATTATGAGTGTAGTCAAGGTATTGCAACAACAAGCTTTAGAGATTAAACAAAGATTAGATGTTACTGATATGGTTCATGGTGCAGTATATGAATTCCAAATATCTCATGGACAAACTTATTGGTTATTATTTGATTCTAAAATTCAAAAAACAAGATTGTGTATTCAAGGACCTAATGATTGGACATCTGGTAAACCAGAAAGTTATGAATACATTTGTCAAGTTAAGTGGTTAGGTGATTATACTTGGATAGAAGTTGATGAGTGATTTAATAATATCTAAAAAAGATGAAGTATATGCTAAGATAACTTGTGAGAAACATTTAGCACAAGAGTTATCGGAGTTTTTTACATTCTTTGTTCCTGGCTATCAATTTGTTCCTGCCTATCGTAATCGAATTTGGGATGGAAAGATAAGGTTGCTAAATCTTCAAAGTAATATCATTTATCTTGGATTACTTTCATATCTTGAAGAATTTTGTGTGTCACGAGGTTATACTTTTGAGTATGACGATACAAGACCTGATATTGAAGATGAATTTTCATTGTATCATGCAAAGAAATTTGCTGATGATTTAAATCTACATTCTAGAGGCCAAAAGATTGAAATAAGAGAACATCAATTGGATGCTTTCTGTCAATCAATGCAAAAACGTAGAGCATTATTGGTATCACCAACAGCTTCGGGCAAATCTCTTATCATATATCTTTTATTCAGACAACTTTTAGATTATCAAAATCTCAAAGGTCTTATTATTGTTCCTACCACATCTCTTGTTGAACAATTATATTCTGACTTTACCGACTA